GAACCACACCGGATCAGGCACCTACACGAGCTGGACGATCAACCTGGAAGGCGCGATCGGCGCCCAGGGACCCGTCGGACCGCAAGGACCTACCGGGGCCACGGGAGCCACCGGACCGGCGGGCCCAGCGGGCCCTCAGGGCCCTGCGGGCCAAACGGGAGCCACTGGTGCGACTGGTGCTACCGGAGCCACGGGACCCGCGGGGCCCCAGGGGGCAACCGGAGCGCAAGGGCCCGCAGGGGCCACAGGGGCCACAGGGGCCACGGGACCGGTCGGACCTGTGGGACCAGCGGGACCGCAGGGGCCCCAGGGCCCCCAGGGCATCCAGGGACCCGAAGGCCAGCAGGGGATCCAGGGCCCAGTCGGCGATCCAGGCCCGCAGGGCGTTGCCGGGCCGGCGGGTACGAACGGCTCGATGTTGTTCAATTACCTGGGCGCGTACGACAATGGCGTGACCTACGCCGTCAACGACGCGGTCACATTCGATGGCAGCGCGTATGTGCTGACGAGCTACATCGGTGCGGCCGGCTACGATCCGGTCAGCTACCCTGGTAGCTGGACGCTGGTCGTGAGCAAGGGTGATCAGGGCCCGCAAGGCATCCAAGGTCCGGCCGGCAACGACGGCGCGCCTGGGACTGGGACTGTGTTCAGGGGCGCGTGGGATTATTATCTCAGCTACGCTCCGATGGATGTGGTTGTCTACAACGGCTTCGCCTGGATGTGCACGACTGCTCATCAATTCGGAAGTCCGCCTGGCGTGGATGCAAACTGGGTGCAGATCACCTCGGCGGCCACCGGCGAAACCGGGCCGCAGGGGATCCAGGGCGAGCCAGGGCCCGAAGGCCCGCAGGGTCCGCAAGGCATCGCCGGCGAGCCCGGTGGTCCTCCTGGTCCGCAAGGTCCGCAAGGTGATCCCGGCCCTGCCGGTCCTGCCGGTTCGCCGGCGAAGACGCTCAACGACCAGAGCTATTCTGCGTACACGATCCAGCTGTCGGACGCGAACAACATCATCCACGCGCCTGGCGTTGGCAGCTACGGAGGAATAACGCTCCCTGAGTCTCCCACGCTGGACGCGCCCATCGGCACTGTGATCATGATCACCGGCGGAGACGGGATGAACCCAATCCCGATCAACCCTGGAATGGGCGTGAACATCAACGGAAGCAGCATGACGGCCTACATCAGCCAAAAGGTCGCGCATCTGGTAAAGGTCGGGTTGAACGATTGGGTGATCTGATGCCTAAGGAACAGCCAGACGAGATGCTCCAGCAGCTCCTGGCTGCGGAGCGCATGCTGCGCATGCGCAAGGCGCGCGAAAGCGTGATCGGCTTCACGAAGTTCACGATCCCGGATCCGGAGGCGCCGGACGACACCTCGCGCAGCCGGTACCAGCCGGTGAAGCACCACGAGGTGATCGCGGCGGCCCTGGAGGAGGTCGAGGCCGGGCGCATGCCCAGGCTGATCATCACGATGCCGCCTCGGCACGGGAAGTCCGAGCTCGCGAGCCGCCGGTTCCCGGCGTGGTTCATGGGGCGCGATCCGTACCGGCAGCTGATCTTCTCGACCTACAACGACGACTTCGCCCAGGACTTTGGCCGGTCGGTGCGCGCGACCATGCGGTCCCCGGAATTCCAGCAGATCTTCCCTGGCTGCAAGCTGCGGACGGGCAGCCAGGCCAGCGACAAGATCCAGACGGAGGAGGGCGGGATGCTCAACTTCGTTGGGCGCGGGGGCGGTTTGACGGGCCGCGGCGCTGATCTCCTGATCATCGACGACCCGATCAAGGACCGCGAGGAGGCGGACTCCAAGAACCTCCGGGACAAGCTCTGGGCCTGGTTCACCGAGGCGGCCATGACGCGACTGATGCCTGGCGGCCGGGTGGTGATCATCATGACCCGGTGGCACGAGGACGACCTGATCGGCCGGCTGACCGATCCGAAGAACCCGTGCTTCAACGCCGAGGAGGCCTCCAGCTGGAAGCTCCTGGCCTTGCCGGCGATCGCGGATGAGGACGACGCCATGGGGCGCAAGCCAGGGGAGGCCCTGTGGCCGGAGCGGTTCCCGCTGCCGGTCCTGGAAGCCCAGCGCCGGATCAACCCCAGGGGCTTCTCGGCCCTGTACCAGGGGAAGCCAACGCCGGACGATGGCGACTATTTCAAGCGGGATTGGCTCAAGACCTACGACCACCCGAGCCAGCTGCCGGCCAATCTGCGGATCTACGGGGCCTCGGACCACGCGGTTTCGGTCGCCCAGGACGCGGACAAGACATGCCTGGGCTGCGTCGGTATCGACGAGGACGACAACATCTGGGTGCTGCCGGACCTGTTCTGGCGCCGGGCTGCGACCGACGCGGTGTGCGATGGGCTCCTGGACCAGTTCCGGCGCAACAAGCCGCTGCTGTGGTGGGCGGAGCACGGCCACATCACGAAGGCGATCGGCCCGTTCCTGCGGAAGCGCATGCAGGAGGAGCGGATCTACTGTGCGATCGACGAGGTGGTCCCGGCCAAGGACAAGCAGACGCGCGCCCAGGCGATCCGCGGCCGCATGGCGATGGGCAAGGTGTACTTCCCGAAGTTCACGACCTGGTGGCCGGACGCCCAGCTGGAGCTCCTGAAGTTCCCCTCGGCCCGGCATGACGACTTCGTGGACTGGATCAGCCACATCGGCATGGGCCTGTCGCTCCAGGTGCCAGCCGGGTCCAAGCTGAAGGAGCCGAACGGGCCCAGGACGGGCTCCCTGGCCTGGGTGAAGCACTCCTCCAAGATGAGGGAGTGGGGCGAAAACAGGTTGCGGATGTTCTGGAGCTGACGATTTTACCAACATGGAAAACAACGAATTGAACGAAAACGAAGCCTTCTCGACCGACTCCGCGTCCGAGGGCGAACCGAGACCGGCGGGCATCAAGCGCGAGCCCGACGAAAACCTCCGGGCCTCCAGGCGCGCGCTCGTGAAGGAGTGGTGCGACAAGATCTGCCGCGCGAAGAAGCACTGGGAGCTGGCGCACCGCCGGATGAAGGAGGACAGCGATTTCTACATGGGCAAGCAGTGGCCCTTCCACCGCGGCGACGACGACCGCTATGTGGCGAACCTGGCGCAGCGCCATGTGCAGACGCGCGTGGCCGCGCTCTACGCGAAGAACCCGAAGGCGATCGCGAAGCGCCGGCGCGTGATGGATTTCCAGATCTGGGAAGGCAGCGCCAGCGAGCTGATGTCGGCCCAGGTGGCGAACGACCAGTCCATGATGTTCATGGGCGCGCCCAACCCGGCGTCCATGGCGTTGATGCAGGATGTGCAGCAGGGTTTCGACAAGCGCCGGAAGCTCGACAAGGTGGCCGAAACGCTGGAGATCGTGTTCAAGCACACCCTGGAGCACCAGAATTTCAAGATCCAGATGAAGCAGCTGGTCCGGCGCGTATGCGTCACCGGCGTCGGCTTCGTCAAGATCGGCTACCACCGCGTGATGGGCAACCGGCCCGAGGATGTCGAGAAGATCACCGACATCACCGAGCAGCTGCGGACTCTTGAGCGCCTGGAGATCGACCAGCGCGACGGCAAGTTCGACGAGAACCAAGCCAAGGCCGAGCAGCTCCGGTTGCTCATGAAGGAGATCCAGGAGAAGGTGCAGGAGGGCGAGGCGATCACCGACGAGGGCCTGGTGTTCGACTTCCCGCAGTCGCAGAACATCATCGTGGACACGCGCTGCCGGCAGCTCCAGGGCTTCATCGGCGCCGAATGGGTCGCCCAGGAATTCCTCCTGACCTGTAACGAGGTGAAGGAAGTCTACGGGATCGACCTGGGCACGACCTACACGCGCCAGGAACACAAGCTCACCGAGTCCGGCCTGTCCGAGAAGACCAGCGACGACCTGGCCCGGATCTGGGAGATCTACAACAAGCGGGACGGCATGAAGTATGTGATCGCCGACGGCTATCCGGACTTCCTGCTGGAGCCCAGCTGCCCGGACATCAAGCTGCGCCGGTTCTGGCCGTTCTTCTGCCTCCTGTTCAACGAGGTCGAGAACGACCGGGACATCTACCCGCCTTCCGACATCCGTCTCCTGAAGCCGATCCAGATGGAATACAACCTGGCGCGCCAGCGGCTGCGCGAGCACCGCAACGCCAACCGGCCCTTGTATGTGACTCCGATCGGCATGCTGTCCGAAAACGATGTCAAGAAGCTGATGGACCGGCAGCCCAACGAGGTGATCCAGCTGAACAGCCTCCAGCCCGGCCAGGCGGTCAACCAGGTGATCCAGCCGATGCAGCCGATCCCGATCGACCCGTCCCTGTACGACACCTCCATGCTGATGGAGGACTTGTTCCGCGTAGTCGGCAGCCAGGAAGCCAACCTGGGCGGCGGCACCGGCAATACCGCGACCGAAGTTTCCGTGGCCGAGTCCAGCCGCATGAGCTCCCAGGGCTCCCATGTGGACGACCTGGACGAATTCCTGACCGACCTGTCCAAGGCCGCGAGCCAGGTGCTCCTGACCCACATGGACCCCATGACGGCGACCAAGATCGCCGGTCCGGGCGCCTCCTGGCCGACCCTTTCGGCCCAGGAGATCGCCGATGA